TTTTAAATTTTTATATTAATGCAGTAATAAAAAAGATAGAGGGAATATTAGGCTATGAACTCCTAAAAGGGCAAATAACAAGTTTAGTTAGTGGACTTAATAAAAACTATGTATTCTTACCTAGAAAAAGAATTGAAAGGGTATTGAACGCTAAAAAAGGGTGTAAAAAACTCACTTTCAGTTTTGTAAATAGAAAAGTAATATTTGATGAAATTATTACAGTAGATTCTTATATAGAAATTGAATACATAGCTGGATATGAAGAATTACCTGAAAATCTTTTAATGTTTATTTGCTCAACTATAAAAGAAGAACTTTCAAATGCTGAGGGCTTAAAGAGTTATGGAATAAGAGGAATAAACTATACTTTTCTTAATAAAATAGAACAATCTGATAACTTCATAAGAGGAGTTAGAGATTTGTTTGGAGTTGTAGAAATATGATAGTGAAAGCATTAAAAGAAATTGAATATTTAGCAACTAGACAAGTAGAAATAGGGATACTGGCTATTGATAAAAGTTTAACTGGAGAAAATGGAAAAATAACTATTCTTGAATATGCTATATACAATGAATATGGGACTCCTAGTATGCCTGCTCGTCCATTTATGAGAAATGCTTTTGATAGTAACAGAGGAATCATTTCAAACTTGATTCAAGCAGCACCCAAGAAGGTTATAAAAGGGGAAAAGAGTGGAAAAGAAGCACTTATGGAGATAGGAGAAACTATAAGAGGGTTAATTATTCAAAGTATTGCCACGGCTGAGACCTGGGCAGTTCCTAATGATCCAAAAACTTTAAAAATAAAAACTAAAAATGGACAAGCTAATAACACAAAGCCACTTATTGATAACAGATTTTTAATTAAAAGTATTAGGTATCAAATAGTAAATGAAAATGGGACAATAGAATATTTGTCAGACTTTAAGGATGTATAAGATGGATAAAGTTATTTTATTAAGTAAACACATAGCAAATATAAAGGTTATTTCAAAAGTTGAAGGAAGATGGGAAAAAGGAAAATATGTACTTGATGACGAAAAAGAAAAGATTATAAAAGGTGTGTATATGCCTATTTCATCTGATACCTTGAAGTATTATCCACAAGGCGAAATTACTCTAAAAGATATGGAGTTATTTACAAAAGAAAAGTTAAAAGAAGGGGATATTGCTATTTTAAGAAATGAAGAATTTAAAATAATTGAAATAACTGACTTTGATTATTTGGCTGATATAAAAAGCTATATTTTGAAAAGGAGTACAAAAGATGATTAACCTTATAATTGAACTTCTTAATAAAATAAGTAATATTCAAATTATACCAGCTTTTACTGATAAAAAGCCTCCAAAAAAGCCCTATGCAACTTATCAAGTGTTAAATATAAATAGTGCTGATTTTAGAGGATACACAGAAAGAGAATACATAAAAAAAGATGAAAAATATCTTGAAACAACAGAGTATAGAATAATGGCAAGACTTCAATTTGATGTATATTCAGAAAAACAAGAAGAAGCTTTAGAAGATGCAACAATACTAAGAGAGTTAATCCTTTTTAATGCAAGAAGAGAAATTGGAAGGATAGAAGCTGGAATTGTAAAAAGTAGTGAAATAAAATTATTGAATGAAATAATTAATGCTAAGTATGAGTATCGTTGTACTTTTGATATAGTTTTTGAATATATGAAAGTAACAAAAGAAAGAGAACTTGAACTAATAAAAGAGATAGAATTATTAGTTAATGAAAAGCATAAAAGCAGAATAGCAAGGAGGAAAGAATAATGGGAGTATATAGAGAACCAATAAAAATAACATTAGAACAAGAGTTAAATTTAACAATAGCTGCACTTAATAAAACCCTTATAGTTACAAATGATAAGAATGCTGATTTTAAATACTATATGAACTCAAAAGATGTTGCTAATGATTTTGGAAATAATTCAAAAGTATATAAATTAGTAGAAAATTTTTTAGGACAAAGAGATGGGGACGGGAATATATTGAAACCTGACTTTTTTGGAATAGTTGGAGTTACTGTAACTGGACAAGAAAAAATTGAGGATAAGTTAAAAGAAGTTATAAATGAAAATTTAGATAAAGAATGGTATGCACTTATAACAACTTTTGATAGTGTTGAAACTATGAAAGCTGTAAGCTCATTTTTAACTGAAAATAGAAAAATTTATATTACAGAAGTAAAGGCTTATCCAATAGCTGATACTTTAAAATCTGATAGAATAGTACCTATTTGGAATTTAAAAAGAGATGAAACTAACAAAGAATATAAAGCAGCAGCTTATGCAGGAGTAGTAATAACAAAAGGAGCAGGATACAGAAGCTCAATGATAGAGCTACAAGGAGTAACAGCTGATACTGAACTAGCTAAAAAGCCTGAACTTACAAAAAATAATATTACATTTGTGGAAAAAAGAACATCAGAAGGCTATATAACAGCCAATGGTGGAAAAGCAACAGATGGAACTTATTTAGATGATACAACTGCTATTGATTGTATCATTGTAAATCTAAATGAAAATTTAGAAAAAGCTATGATTAAAAAGGGTTTTCCACAAGATGAGGAAGGGTATGCTTTTTTAGAAGAAACATTAAACAATGTTATGGAAGAAATGGGGGCTAATAATTTACTTGCAAAATTAAATGGTAAATATCAATATACTGTTTTCCCAGTTAATCAGACAGCGACAGAAAGAGGACTAAGAATAATAAGACCTAAGGTTTTATTTAGACTTAGAAATTGGGCTTATTTCATTGATTTAACATTAATGAAAACTAATAAAGATATTGGAGGTAAAGAATAATGGTTGATTTAAGTAAAAAAATTTTTATTTTCAATGGATATACTTTTAAAAATTTTAGAAGTTTGAGTGTTGGAGCTCCTGAAGATAGATATAAACAATCAGATAAAAGTATTTATGGAGAAAGAAGGATCTTATACAGCCCAGATCCAAACATTGAAATAACAATTACAGTTGCAACAGGTACAGAAGATGAAAAGATACTTTTAAATGCTTCAGAAAATGTAATAACTGGTTCAGGATATTTTAAAGATAGTTCAATTCCAAAGTACAGTAGAGGAGTAACAATAAAAGAAATTGCAGTAAATAAAAGTGAGTTGGCAAATGATGGAGAATCTGATTCAAGAGAATTTAAACTTGTATGTGTAGGAGTAAGTGAGGTAATAAACTAATGGAAAATAAAAAAGAGCAACAAGAATTAAAAAATAAAGAATTTTTAGAAAAATTAGAAAATAAGAATATTTCAAATGTAATCTTTAAGCCAGAAGGTTTAGGAGCTTTAGAATTTGATTTAATGATGACAGGAAAAGATTTTAAAACAATAGATAGACCTTTCAGAATAGAGAGAGTTTCAACAGATACATTTTTTAAATTATTGTCAAAGAAAGAAGAATTAACAACAGGAAAAGAGTTATTGATAAATTTTATAGCTCAACCTATTGAAGCGAGAGACATAGAATTTTTTAATATGGACCAAGAAGCATTAGAAACAGTTGTAACAGTTATCACAGAGTTTCAACAAACACCCTTTTTATTCATTAAAAACTTTGAAGAAAATAAGGGAAATTAAACAAGGAAGATTTGATATTTGCTTTGAGTCAAAAATTCCATATTTTGATAAAACTGTTGGGGAGTTATGTTATGAGGAGTATATGCTTTTACAGTTAGCTTGGGATAACTATATTAAAAGAAAAAATAAAAACTAGAAAGGAGGGTTAGCTATGCTTGAACAATTAAGTTTGAATTTTAAAGTAATAGGAGATGGATTAGATTCTTTAAAAAAAATTGATGCACAAATAAATACTTTAAAAAATAGTATGAATAACACTAAAAATTCTATAAGTTCAGCATTTAGTAGTTTAAAGAATAAAATTAGCTCAGTAAAGCAAAATCTTACTAATTTGAAAAGTAAAATTAGCTCAACTTTTAATACTTTAAAAACTAAAATTATAGCTAACTTTCCTATTATTTCAAGATTAAAGAATGGTTTTAAGGGACTTAAAAGAAGACTAGGAAATTTTGGAAATTATGCACAGCAACAGTTTGAAAATAGTAAAAACAAAGCTAATACATTTTTAGGAGTTTTAAAAAGAATTGCCACAACATTAGCAGCAGGTTTTACAATAAAGACTGCTATCGAAGGTGCTGCAAATATTGAACAGTATAGAAATACCCTTGAAACTGTTTTGAAAGACCCAAATGTAGCAAGAAAAAAATTAGCTTGGGCAAGTAGGTTTGCAAATAAAACACCATTTGAAACAGAAGAAGTAGTTGGAGGAATGACAAAACTTCAATCTTATGGAATTGAAGGAGATAGAATTTTAAAAACTACTAATAGGACCTATTTAGAAATGATTGGGGATATGGCATCAGGAATGGGCAAAAGTTTTGACCAAGCAATTGAAGCTGTTGCTGATGCAAGAACTGGAGAACTTGAAAGATTAAAAGAATTTGGAATTACTAAGAATATGATTGCCGAGTTTGGAAAAAGCAAGGGCTTAGAAATATTTAACAGTAAAGGGCAAATCAATGATCTAGAACTATTTAATAAGACTTTGTTTGAAATGATGGACTCTCGTTTTGGTGGTGCAATGGAAAAACAAGCCAAAACATTTAAGGGAGGACTATCAACTATATCTGGAGCTGCAAAGTCAGCACTTTCAACATTGGCAGGAGTGAATGAATTTGGAGATATAGTTGAAAACTCTCCATTTCAAATTCTTAGAGATAAGGTTATTATTCCATTTGCTAATACTTTAGTAAAACTTCAAGAAGATGGAACATTTACTAGATGGGCAGAAAATTTATCTAACATTTTTGGAGAAATAATTAATATTGGTGGAAAAGTAATAGATTTTATTGTTAAGTGGAAGGAAGTTTTAATTCCTTTAGCAAGTGCAATAGCTGGAATTTTTGTAATTAATAAGATTATAGTTTTAATTGGAGCTTTAAAAACAGCATTAGCAGGATTCTCATTTAATCCTATTATGCTTGGAATAGGGGCTGTAATAGCTATTGGTGTTTTATTATACAGAAACTGGGACTTAATAAAAGCTAAATTAGCTGCACTTTGGGAAAGTATAAAAGCATTTGGAGCAAAAATAAAAGATTTCTTTGTAAAAATTTGGGAGAAAATAAAATCTTTTGGTAAGACATTATGGGATGTTGGGAAAAAGATGTTTATGCTATTTACTCCTTTTGGTTTAATTATTACAATTGGAAAATTAGTAATAGAAAATTGGGATTTAATAAAAGCTAAATTTATTTCAGTATTTATCTCAATATCAAGTTTCTTAAAAGATATTTGGGAAGAAATAAAAAATAAGTTTTCAAAATTAGGAGTTTACTTTTATTCTAAGCTACAAACAATAGGCAATTTCTTTGTAGACTTAAAAGATAAAGTAGTTGCAACATTTAATAAATTAATAAATAAATTAAAAAGTATTTTTGAAAAAATAAAGTCAACATTTTCATCAATATTTACTTCAATATCAAGTTTCTTAAAAGGCACTTGGGGAGGAATAAAAGAGAAATTTTCAGAGTTAGGAGTTTACTTTTATTCTAAGTTACAAACAATAGGTAATTTCTTTGTAGGCTTAAAAGATAAAGTTGTAGGGATATTTAATAAGTTAATAAATAAATTAAAAAGTATCTGGGAGAAAATAAAGTCAACATTTTCATCAGTATTTAACTATATATCAAACTTCTTAAAAGACACTTGGGAAGGAATAAAAACTAAATTTTCAGAGTTAGGGACTTATTTTTATTCTAAGTTACAAACAATAGGCAATTTTTTTATAGGATTAAAAGACAAAGCTGTTGATATATTTTTTAAGTTAATTGATAAATTAAAAGAAGTGTGGGAGACAATGAAGTCAACTGCTGCTTCAGCTTTTGATTTTATATTAGATTATGTTGCTAAAATTTGGGAAAATATTAAAGGGTTTTTCTCGAACTTAGGGCAAAAAATAAAATCACTGCCAGGGATATCGTGGTTTTTTGATGATAGTGGTGAGAAGAAAACAAGAACTGAAAGAGTGTATTTTGAAGATACTCCTGTATTAGATGGAACACATAAAACAGGACTTGACTATGTTCCTTTTGATGGCTATATAGCTGAACTTCATAAGGGAGAAAGGGTATTAACTGCTGAAGAAAATAACAATTATTCAAATGTAGAAAATAATAGTTTTTCAGATGTAAAGAGTTCAACAAGTAGTAAAAGTTTTAATAAATCTGATAGAAAAGTTACATTAAATCTTACTATAAATATGCCAACAACTGCAAAAGCTGAAACTGATTGGAATAAAGTTGGAGAAATAATAGCAGAGAAATTGGAAGATTTTCTGCTACAAAATGAAATTGCAAAAGGAGATATATAGATGTTTTCAATAACAAATTTGATGAGTAAAGTAAGTAGTTTTTTAAGCAGTGCTAACTCACTGTCTAATCAAATTGATAATCGCATTAAGAAAACTCCACCTATTTTACTTGGGAATATACAACTTCAATTAGTTTCTGATGTATCAGAAAGCTATTCTAATGATGTTCCAACAGTACCAATAGATGACGGGACTCAAATAGCTGATAATATAACGCCAAACCCTTTGGAATTATCTTTTAAAGTTCAAATTGTTGGAGCTGATCATAAAGAAATTTTTGAAAAAATTATAGAACTTAGCAATAAAAGAGAACTTGTAGACTTGTACATGGTTAAGTTATATAAAAATATGGCAATAACAAGTATAGAAAATACAATAACATCTTTATACTACACAGAGTTTACAATTTCCTTAGTAGAAATAAAAATTGCACATATCTCTATGATACCAGCACCTAGCAAAAAGGCTAAACCTGCTGTAAGAAAGAAAACAAAAATAAAAACAACAGCAAAAGCTAAAAATAAAGCTAGCGGTAAAAAGGATTGGGAAGGAGATTTACAAAGTGAACATATAAGATTACCAGGAGCATAGGATGAAAATAAATATAATGAAAGAATCAATTCCATATATAACTGAGATAACTATTGCAGGGATAACCTTTCAATTTGAATTCACATATAATTCTTATGATAAAAGGGTATATATAACACTTTATGATATTGAAGATAATTTGATATATGCTAATGAGCCAATTTTATTTGGTATTCCACTTTGGTTCAATAAATTAGTTGATGAAAAAGGAAACTTTAATAAAAAGTATCCACAAAAATATATTATTCCTAATACTTTGGATAGAAAAGCAGTAAAAATTGATTATGAAAATATAGATAAAATTGAACTTTTAGTGGAGGAATAATGGAATTTATAGCAAATAGACCTATTTTCCCGAGAAATTCATACCTTGTTATAAATGGAGTAAAAATAAATGATCATAATAATAATGGATTAAAGTTTGATGTTGAGGTAAAAAGTGGAGAAGAAGGGAAAGTAGGAGTAGGGACATTTAAAATATACAATTTAAGTCAAGACATAGAGGTAGGAAGTGAGATAGAGCTTTGGTTTGGTTATGAGTCTGATATTGGATATTATTCTAAGTATGAAGTTATTAAAAAGAAAAAAACAAGAGATGGAGCTTCTTTTGTTCAAGAGCTAACTTGTTCAGAAAGAACTAAGAATAGCAGTAAAATAGTTTCTATTAGTTTAGATGGGAATGTAAGAATATCAGAAGCTATTAAAGAAGTTACTAAGGAATTAGGTTTAAATCTTATTTCTATGGATCTAAATAAAGACAAAGTTTATACAAATGGTTTTACTTGTTATAGTCAAGGTTTTCAGGAGTTAAAAGAATTAGTTCAGGACTCAGAAAGTAAAATGACTTTAAAAGGTGATGATCTTTATATTTATACAGATAGGCAGAAAAATCAAGCTATTAATTTAACTTTTGAAAGTGGTTTGATACATAATCCCGAAGCTGTTGAACAGCAAGAAAAAGAAGTGAAGGTAAATAAAAAGTCTGATAATAAAAAAACTGACAGTAAAAAAGATGAAAAATGGACCAAAGAAAAGAAAAAGAAAACTGTAAAAGAAAGTAATAAATATGATTATACTGTTGAATGTTTTCCAATTCATTATATAAAAAAGGGAGACATTTTATATGTTTCAAGTGATGATGTTACTGGATTTATGCAAGTTGAAGAGGTAAATATTTCTTTAAATGATAGCTGGAACATGAAACTAGGAGTAAAAGTGATGAAAGATGATGGAAAACATAAGGATAATTCTAGTAAAAATACAAAAAATAAGAAAAGGTAGATTTGTAGATGCTGAACCTTTATTTAGTCCAAATGGAGTCGCCTTGCCTGTGCTTCGTAATGTCCCAGTTGCCTTGTTTGGGGATAGTAAAGACCACATTGATTGGAATATCAAAGAAGGGGATATAATGCCGTATTTTATATTAACTTTTGATATTTCTTCATATATAAGTCAAGGCTCTCATGATGTTATGGATTCAAATAGAAGGAATAACTTAAATAATGGCTTTATTTTACCTTTCACAATTCCAAATGCTACTGAAAGTCTTGAATTTCCTTCTGACATTAGAATTATTGGAGATAGATTAGAGGAAGGAAATATTGATTTAAAAGGAAATTCTAGTCAAAAAGGAAATGTTGAAATAACTGGAGATACTACTCAAAAAGGAAATACAACACAAACTGGGAATATATCCTCAACTGGAACTGTTTCAGCAACAGAAGATGTTAAGACTGGAGATAAGAGCTTAAAAAATCATAAGCATTCAGGAGTAGCAAAAGGAAATGACACAAGTGGAGGAGTAGTTTAATGAAAGCTATAAAAATGAATGATGGAGATATTAACTTTTCAACTATTTCAGGAATAGAAGAGTTTTGGCAAAGAGTAGTAAACTCCTTAAAAATATACTCAATAGAGTGCTTTTATGATGAAAATTTAGGACTTGATATAAGAATAATAAATGAACAAGATGTGGCTGAGTATAAACTTGAACATATTTGCAGAAAGCTACAAGAATGGTATAGAGCTGAAATAGAATCAGTCAGTTATAAAATAATTTCTGAGAAAAAAAGAACTTTAAAAGCAAAAATATATATAACTCATAAAGAACATAATGATATAGAAAAAGAGGTGATTATCAGTGGATAAATTTGAAACAAAAGGCTTTCAAGGACTTATGGAATTAGCACAAAAAGAGGCACAGAAAAAGGAAAACTTTGGGAGTGATTTCAATGTTGAGTCAACTGGTGATTATTACAAACTAGCAGCACCTTTTATATATCTTTGCTCTTACCTGGAAGACAAAATTATTTCAATATCAAGAGGTTTAAATATATACAATGCACAAAATGAAGAATTAGACAATTTATTATATTTTTTTCCTAGAAGATTTGGAACGAAATCACAAGTTCATTGTAAAGTTACAGCAACAGGTTTTGTTGATGTTGTACAAGGAGACATTATTATCCAAGCAGAAAATGGAACAAGGTATGAAAATATTGAAAGATTTGAAGTGGATGCTTCAAAGCCTAAAACAATACTATTTCAAAGTATGTTTGATGGAGAGGAAGGAAACATTCAAATTAATAAAATTGAAAAGGTTATAAAAGCACCAGCTTCAATAGTAGATGTACAAAATATAGAAATCGGAGAAGGTGGACTTTCCTCTGAGACCGATTATGAATATTTAAAAAGGTATCTAGCTGGAAATAGTAAAGGAGAATGGGCTTTATTACCTATTTTAAATGCTATTAGAAAGTTACCAGGAATGAAGAGTGCTAATGGGATAAGAAACAATACAATGAATGTTGATGGTTTTGGACTTTCTCCAAAAAGTATTTGGATAGTTGTAGATGGTGGAATAAAAGAAGAAATAGCTCATGCTATTTATATGCACATTCATACACCAGACACAAGAGGAAGTGTTGTGGTGAATGTTCCAACTTCTGTCCCAAATCATTATGAAATTATAAGATTTGATAGACCAACCCAAGCAGAAATTGAATATAAACTGGATATAAAAAGTGCTGATGAATTAAAAATCCAAAACTTAATCAATGAATATATTAATGAAGCTGGAATAGGTGCTTTGCTATCAAATGGAACATTCTTATATGAACATCTTTATAATAAAAACTATAAATATACTGATTTTGACTTGAAGTTTAGAAAAAAAGGTACTTTTGTTTGGAGTAATTCAATTCAATTAAATTTTAATGAAATACCAAAGAGTGCTGGGAGAATATCATGATTGATGAAGTTATAAAGGGTTTACCTTTACATTTTCAAAAAGAAAATACAATTAAATTTTATAAGACTTTGAAGCCTGTTGTTGAGTACATAAATGACTTAATAGAGGACTTAAAAAATCAAACATCATTATTAAAATGTTCAGGGATATTCTTAGATTTTATGGGTGAAAGATATGATGAAAAGAGAAGTGGTCGAGATGATGAGACTTATAGACAAGCATTAATTATAAAAAAAATGGCACTTGATGGATTACCCAATACGGAGTTTTTACTTTCATTAACGAGAGAACTTACTAATAAAGAAGTTACAAAATTAAAGACCAGACCATTACAAGAAGTAGCAAGCCAGCTATTTAAAGTAAATATGGTTGATGACTTGAAAGTTATTAATAAAATGCCTGATTTAAATAAAGTTTGTGAAGCTGGGGCAAAAATGTATTGGGAACTTGAAATAATCAATAATAAAAGTAATAAATATTACTCCTCAATAGTTGAGAGTATAAAAAAAATAGAGATAAAAGCTGATTTTAAACTAGATCAAACTATGAGAATAAATTCAGGATTGAATATAGCTCAAGGGATAGGATTTACTAAGATAATTCAAATAGGAGGGACTACATAATGAGTTATTTTGAAGGCTTAAAGCTAACAAAAAAAGGTGAACAACTTCAAGCAAAGATAAATGGAAACTTATCTGAAACTTTAACTTTTACAAAAGCAAAGTTAGGAAGTGGTTCAATAACTTCAAATGATGAGATTAGATTCTTAACGGATGTAAAAGAAGTATGGGGGACAGCTAATGTAACTAGTTGTAAGATACAGGGAGATGAAAAAAATATAGTAGCTATAGAACTTCAATTTTCTAATGCTGAGCTAAGAGAAGATAAAATCTTCAGAGAAATTGGACTTTATGCACAAGGAAATGAAGATGAAGAAATTCTTTATGCTTATGCTAATGCTGGAGATAAATATGATTATATTCCATTAATGAAAGATAGCCCACATTCTTTTATAATAGTAATTTATTTCAATATAACAAGTGGTTCAAAAGTTGATGCCAAAATTGATTTACATAGTTATGTATCACTTCAAGAGTTTAATGAAGGAATGAATAAAAAAGTAAATAAAACAGACTATGCTTCAGCTGAGCAGTATGGAATTGTTAAGTATGGAACAGAAGAAGGGACAGTACTAGAAGGAAATAAGTTTACTCAGATGATGGGAAAAGATTATGGTGGGATATTAAATGAACCAGGAACAAAAGAAGTAGGGAAAACTTACTTTGATAAAAATACAAAGAAATTATACCTATGCAAGAATACAAATACAGATATTTCAGCAAATATAAATAATTATATAGCTATGGACAGTCATTCAATTCTTGAGAGATTGGAAAATCTAATCAAAATCAAAGGTACTGGAGACTGTAATACAG